CCTTCCACGGACGTGACAACCACGTATTTCCGTGGCACCACGATCGGGAACCCGGCTGCGTCATGCGTGGCGAAGCAGATCAACTACGACGCCACCATCGGGCAGGACGACTCGTTCACCCTCGCCGTACAGGCCCAGGCGAACGGATTCGGCCTCGAATGGGGCGTGCAGCACACCGCCGGCATTCAGACCGACACGACAGCGACGAACAGTGCCGGAATGGACGGTGGCGCCGCCACCGCTTTAGGTGCGCAGTTGTATGTCCAGTTTTTCTCGGTGGTCGGCACGTCCGTCACGGTGAAGATTCAGGACTTCACCTCCGACACCCCGGCGTCTTACACCGACGTGACCGGCTTGACCACGACAGCGGTGACCCCGGGGCAGGCCCCTACGGCGCAGCGGATCGCCATTGCGAACAACGCGACGCTGCGCCGGTGGACCCGGGTGGTCACCACCGGCACGTTCACCAGCGCAGCGTTCGCGGTGATGCTGGTCCGCAACCAGACCGCAGGTCAGACCTTCTAGGAGGTGCAATGACTATTCCTGGGCCGGGTGGCTTTTCTTACATGCCGCCGCATCTTCCGGCGCACGCGATGAAGACGTACCGGATTTTCTCCCCGCAACGGCAGGTGACATGTGAGGAAGCCGAATGTTCCGCCCTCCGGGACGGGTGGGTCACTGCCGTGGACGAATCCACGGACCTGGGGCAGCGCCAGGCCGCGTACATCCGCTCAGACCGCTCCAGGCGCGCTCAGGAACGCCGCACGGAGGAGGGCCTGACCGAGTTCGTGTACGGGCCTGGGCAGCCGTGTTTCGAGCGGCACAGCCTGCCGTGGGCTGGCCGGGAGCGGTTCACCGAACGCGGTGGGGACTTCAGGGGTAACCCGCGCGGCGAGGCCCGGGAGCACAACGCGGACACCTGGGTCGATTCCTTTGCCAACCACCAGCAGACGCTGGCCGACCGGCTGGAAAGGGGCTGATCAGACTTGATTCGCACGCCGCTTAATCCAGGGGTTCCGGCGGTTGGCATTCTGCTCGGGTCGCGTGGCCCAACGGCAGTTACCGGGTTCGTAGTTCCCGTCGCCGTCAATGCGATCGAGTGTCATCCCATCCGGCCGGGCACCCATGTCCTCAAGGAAGTTGGCGAAGGTCAGCCACCGCTCGCAGACCGTGATGCCCCGGCCGCCGTAGTTCTCGTAGGAGGCGTTCCAGGAGTCGAAGCAGCGGGACATCATCCAGTTCCACGAATGGTGGGTGCCGGTTCTGCGAAGATGCTTCGGTGTCCTGTCCGGGAACTGCCGTTCCATTTGCTCCCGGGACTTCCCGGACAGCAGGGCTTTAGTTTCCGCAGTGTGGTGTTTGCCCTTCATCGGATGGTTCGCCTTGGCGTTATGGCCAGCCACGTACTTGCTGACGCGGTTCCGGTGTTCATCCACCGCCGCATACTCCCCACAGCCGCACGCGCAAAGCAGCGGCTGAAGGGGTTCTGTGCTGCGCCCACTGGCGCGGCGCTTCGTTTCGGAGATCTTTCGCTTGGTCGCTTCCGAGTGATGTTCTCCTTTGACTGTCATGTAAGACAGTCTACCATCCTAAGGGGTGAGTACAACGAGTAAGGTAACGGGCCTCTCGTGGACCACGCTTTCTGTGGACGACTCGGGCGGCGTCGCCCGGGACATCCGCAACGACATCACGAACTTCGACTTCTCCACCCCACGCGGGGTGCAGGACGTCACCGGCATCGACAAGGCGGCCATTGAGCGGCTGCTGCTCCTTGCCGACTTCAGCATCAACCTGAACGGCGTGTTCGACCCGGGCACGAACCTGGCGCACGCGGTGTTCTCCACGGTGCCGTCCACGAGCGTGCTGCGGTCGGTGAACATCACCACCAACGGCAAGAACCTCAACCAGGGCACCGCCGTGCTTTTCACCGACTACCAGGTCACCCGCGCCCAGTCCGGTGAGCTGACCTGGGTTGCGCCTGGTGTCCTCGCCTCCGGCGCTGTCCCCACTTGGAGCTGAGAAGTGGTATATGGCCTGCCCCTGTGGGCGTTCATCAACCTGGTGGTCATCGACGCGCTGATAGTCCTCGCTGGCTGGAAGGTGCACTGATGGGTTACGAGCCGAAGCCGAAGACGTACCGCCTGAAATTCGAAGACCACGACGGCCTCGAAGTGGTGTGCACGTCGCTGACCATCGGCGAGTTCCTCGATGCGGCGAAACTCGCCGATGGTGCCGGGGAAGGCAGCTCGGACGCCGTCACCGGGCTGCTGGCCACGTTCGCCGAGCACCTGGCCGAGTGGAACGTCACCCGGAAGGGGCGGCCGGTGAAGCCGGACCTGGCCGGGGTGAAGACGCAGCACCTGGATTTCGTCCTGGAAATCATCACCGCGTGGATGGGCGCCATCGCGTCGGTTGATAACCCTTTGCCGCGGAACTTGAACGGTGGCGGGACCTCGGACCAGGAGCAACCACTTCATCTGGCGGCGTTCTCCAAGAACCTGGGGAGCTGACATACGCGAACACGATCGTCGGGTTGTGCGAACGGTTCAAGTGCCTGCCGTCGGCGCTGCTGGCTGAAGATGCGGAGTTGCTGAGACTGGTGCGGATTGCAGACATGGCGAGACCACGGGAGGAGGTGAACGAAGACTATGGCGACCTCGGCTAGAGGCAACACCGTCGAAATCCTCGTCAAGAGCAGGAACCAGACGAAGGAGGGCTTCTCCGCTGCTGAGCGGGACGCTAAGGCTCACGCCGGGCGGATGCAGGGGATCTTCACCAACCTGGGCAAGGGCATGGGTGCGTCCCTGGCGGGTGGCGGTGCGCTCGCAGGCGGTTCCGGATTGCTGGCTATGGCGGGGCCTCTCGGTGCCCTCACTGCCGGGTTCGCGGCGTTCGGCGCGGTCGCCACCACCGAGATCGGCAAGGTGGAAAAGAAAGGCGCAGTTCTCACCGGGCAGCAGAAGCAACTGAAGGGCGCAGTCGATGGGCTGAAGAACACGTGGGGGCAACTGGCCGACAAGATGGCCCCAGTTATCACGGCGGTGGCGAAACTCGCCGGTCACTTCCTGAAGGGCCTGATGCCAGCCCTCAAAGTGCTGGTCCCAGCCGGTGCGAACATGATCAAGCTTTTCCTGACGCCGCTGCTGAACCTGATCAAGACGCCGCTGTTTAAGAAGTTCGTTGACGACATGGTCAGGTTCGGGTCGCAGGCCGCGAAGATCACCGGGAAAGGCTTCGCTGACCTGGTGCGCGTCTTGATGCAATTGTTCATCCAGTTGATGCCGTCGGGGGTGAAGATCCTGAGGCAACTGCTGCCTGCCTTGGTGACGATGGTGACCCAGTTGACGCCCATCATTGTCCTGTTCGCGAACTGGTTCGCCATCGCGGTGAAGTGGCTGGCGAAAAACAAGCTGCTCGTTCCGGCGCTGTGGCTGATCGTCGGTGCGCTTATCGCGATGAAGGCAGCGGTGCTCACCAACCCGGTCACCCTCATCGCCGCGGCGGTCATCCTCCTGGCGTTCGTCGTCATCAAGTACCACAAGCAGATTTGGAGCTTCCTCGTCCGCATCTGGCATGACGTGTTCAAGTTCGTGAAGCGGATCTGGGACGACATCCTGAATTTCGCCAAGCAGTGGTGGCCGCTGCTCCTCGGCCCCGCCGGGCTGATCATCAAGTACCACAAGCAGATCGGGGGCTTTTTCAGCCGGTTCTGGAACGACATCCTGAACTTCTTCAAGACGACCTGGAACAAACTGTGGAACGGCGCGAAGACCGCCTGGGGCAACATCGTCGGCTGGTTCAAGAACCTCCCCGGCCGCATCCTGGACGCCCTCATGGGCCTGGGCACGTCCCTGTACAACTTCGCCCACCAGGCCCTGACGAAGTTCTGGAACGGGCTGAAAAGCGTCTTCACCGGCGTGTGGAACTGGTTCAAGTCCCTGCCCGGGAAGCTGCTGCACGCCATCGGGATTGCCTCCCCGCCGGACTGGGCGATCCAAGCCGGTAAGCACATCATGGGCGGGCTGCTGCACGGCATCACCAGCCGCAAGGACGAGCTGATGTCCCGGATGCAAGCGATATCCGGGCAGATGGGCGGAGTAGCTGGGCGGTACACCGGTGGTTCCGGCGTAGGCCGGTGGGCCGGGCTGGTAAGCCGGGCGCTGGGCATGGAGGGCCTGTCACAAACCCTGGT